ATGGTATAGACTCATCTACTGGTTTTACACTTAACGGTATTACCGACTACTCATCAAGCTACAATGAACTAGAGGCACAAGGTACTGGTACTGTATCTGCCTCGGGATCACTTTTAAATATCACAACCACAAAAGAAACAGGTGGCTCATTTACTACTACAGCAGATAGTTTAGATGGTGGTGTAACCTTAAATGCAACCACTGAAGTACAAAATTGTGAATGGACAGGTTCATCATATCAATGTGGTGCTGCTAGACCAGGTAGAGATACCTTTTCAACTACAATTAAAATACTAGACGAGAACGATAATGTTCTTTCTATTACTACATTGAATAGAAACAATGACGCTGGTTATAATAATAACACTTTCACATATACAGACACAGCAACCTATACAGATACAGGTAGTAGAAAGTGGGACTGGCAATGGAAAGGTGTAGATGGTCATATGCCTAATACAGGTAGTGCTGATGGTCCTAATTTATTAGGTGCAAGTTTAAAGGCCACCTTATTAAACATAGATTATTCAGCTATATCTGAGGAAACAGAGGAACAATTAGAAGATACAAACGAACAATTAGAACTAGCGCAAGAAGATATAGAAGACATGATAGAAGAATTAGAACAGATTAATCTTACACAATTAGAAGAATTGCAGTTTGAAACTCCTATCTTACAAGAAATAGAAATAGAAGAAATACAATTTGAAGAATTAGCAATCGCATTTGAAGAAACTTTTAAAGAAATATTGATAGAAGAAAACCTTATAGAAGAATTTGAAACTGCCTTGATAGAAGAAAATATCACCGAAGAAGAATTTTTTGAAGAAGTAGGTAATATCATGGAAGAAGAATTTGAAGAACTTATGCCTACGACAACCGTTATGAAAGAAGAAGAAATAATAGAAATGGAAGTCAAAGAGGAGGAGATCAATGAAGAAGAAGTAGCTACTGAAGAAATTGAAGAAGAAAAACCACAGGAAGAAAAGTTAAACGAAGAAGTCAAAGAAGAACCAACGGAGACAGAATCAAATGCTAACACCGAGACAAATACAAAAACTGAGGATACTGGTGAGGAATCAATGGAGAATGAGCAAGAGGGAGAACCTTCTAGTGAGGAATCTGCTATGGATGAAGATACGGAAACAGAAGGATCGGAGACGGAGACGAACAATGAAGAAGCTGTGGATGATGAGGCAACTGGCGATGATAGACAAGAGAATGACGAGATTGATAGCGTAAATGTTAAGGTAAAAAAAATAATTGCTAAATTAGAGAAGACACTTAAAGATGTAAATGACCAAGTAAAAGCTGTTCAGTTTGTGACACTAAAAGGTATACAGGCTGAAGGTGCAGATTTAACTTCGTATTCAAACATACAATTAAGAGATAGTGTAAAGTTAAACGATGGTAATCCAGACTTCTTTAATCAACTAAATATACAGCAAGAGCAGATATATACTAATGTAAACTTGAACGCTTATAGTAATAACGATCCTATAACAATCAAAAAAGAACAATTACAAAAGATTGATATAGAAAAACAAAGATTAATTTATGAGATCCAGAATCTTAAAAAAGGATAAAACAACAATGATAGATAAACTAAAAGACAACCTTGCAAGTATAGCTGCTCTAGTCGCTGCTATCGTTGCAATCGGTGGTGGTTTTGTAAAGTATGGTGAGATTACTACAAAGTTATCTCAAATCGAGGCAAGTCAAGGTGTTGATTTCGCACCTATTGAAAAACAAATAGACGAACTTAAAAAAGAGATTGATGGTTTAGGTGCTTCTATTGGTAAAAATAAAAGTGCTAATAGTGATGTAAACACAAAAGCACAGGTGAATGAAAAAGAAATACAACTTTTAAAACTACAAATACAAGAAATTCAAATCAAATCTAAGAACCCATTAGGTGGTTAATATGGCTAATGGCAATGGTAACGGCGAGACCCGAAAGACGGTGGCTCAACTTGCGAAAGAGGTTGTGCAACAAAAAACATCTATCGAGGTTTTAAGAAATGAAGTTAAGTCCGTTGCTAATGTCAATGAGAAGTTAGATGGTACTATTGATAAACTAACTGAAATATCATCATCTATCAAATCAATGTTAGCTGTACACGAAGAAAAACTATCTAAGTCTGAGGATATAGATAAGGCCATATTTTCTCTGTTAGAAAATAGAAGAAAAGAAAGCGACAACAAGTTTGAAGATATACACTCACGGTTGAATAAGTCTGTTAAAGATTTAAGAGAAGAGGTTGAGTTATCTGAGAAACGTCTAATGTGTGAGATAAAACAACTCAATCTTAACCTAGGTAATAGGGTTGGCATGTTAGAGAAGTATAGATGGATGATTATAGGTGGCGCTATTATCGTAGGATTGTGGGGTCCTGAGATGATGGAAAGAGGTTGGTTTACCTGGTTGAACTAGCTTGACAATTTTGTATATATAGTATATACTAGTTATTATGAGTGGTTATATTGATTTAGATTATATCAGTAAAATACAGCCTAGATTACAGCAGTTTAAAAAGAAAAGAGATTACCTCTACAATTTTAGATGTCCTGTATGTGGTGACTCTAAAAAGAGTAAGACCAAAGCAAGGGCGTATCTTTACAGAGTAAAGACAGAGATGTTTTTCAAATGTCACAATTGTGGCTCAGGCCTCAATCTGGCAAATCTTATTAAACTTGTAGATAGACCTTTATACGATCAATATGTCTTAGAGAGATATAAAGGCAATAAACCGATAGGTGAAGGCAACCTATTAGATAAGTTTAAAAACAATACTAAAGAAAAATTAAAATCTACACCCCTAAAAGGTTTAACAAACTTTAGTCAAATTGAAGACACACATCCTGCAAAAAAATATCTGATAAAACGACAGATACCTGAGCAGTTTTACGATAGATTATTTTATTGCGACAAGTTCCAATCCTATGTAAATAGATTACGGCCTGGGACTTTTGATGAACTAAATAAATCTTACGAACATCCTAGATTGATTATACCTTTCTATGATGTTGATGGTGAAGTCTTTGCAATCCAAGGTAGAGCCTTTGGCAAAGAAACACCAAAGTATCTTACTTTAAAATTTGACGAGAACAAACAAAAAATATATGGACTTGAACGTGTGAATCTACAAAATAGATTATACATAGTAGAGGGTCCCATTGATAGTTTGTTTATAGATAATTGCCTTGCAGCCGCTGGTGCTGATTTACAACTACCAGTAGAGAAGAAAGATGTGGTGTTTATCTTTGATAACGAGCCACGAAATAAACAAATTATAGATAGGATGTATAAAGTGATAGAAAAAGATTACGAATTGGTCATATGGCCAGAGGGACAGACAGAAAAAGATATTAACGATATGGTACTACAAGGCAAATCAAAATCACAAATACAAGACATCATCACACAAAATACCTATTCAGGTCTATCAGCATTAACTAAATTAAATTCATACAAGCGTTGTTAAGGAGAAAATATGGTCACAGGAAACGAGTCTATTAATGTCAAAAAACGAAACGGTAGAGGCACAGAAAAACTAGACATAGATAAAATCCATTCAATGGTTGAATACGCTGTAGAAGATATTAAAGGTGTATCTGCTTCACAAATAGAAATGAATAGTGGTTTACAATTCTATGAAGGTATGTCAACAGATGAGATACAACAGATATTAATTAAGTCAGCCGCAGACTTAATAAATTTAAATACACCTAATTACACTTATGTGGCTGCAAGATTATTATTATTCAGTTTGAGAAAACAAATCTTTCATAAACTATGGGATCACCCACACATTTACGACCATGTAAAGAAGACGGTTGAATTAGGAATGTATGATGAGGAGATACTAAAGAACTATGATAGACGAGATTTTGATAGAATGGAGAACTGGATAAACCACGAGAGAGATTATACATTTACATATGCAGGATTAAGACAAGTCATAGACAAATACCTTGTACAAGATAGAAGTACAAATATGATCTATGAAACTCCTCAGTTTATGTACATGATGATTTCAGCAACATTGTTTGCTAATTACCCAAAGAACAAAAGGATGAGTTATGTTAAAAAATATTATGACGCAATTAGTCAATTCAAAATCAACATTCCTACACCTGTTATGGCTGGTGTTAGGACTCCTATGCGTCAGTACGCTAGCTGTGTTCTTGTTGATGTGGACGACACTCTACCTAGTATCTTTAGCTCTGATATGGCTATTGGGCGTTATGTTGCCCAAAGAGCAGGTATCGGAATTAACGCTGGAAGGATCCGAGGTATCAACTCACGGATCAGAGGCGGTGAGGTACAGCATACGGGTGTTATTCCTTTCCTTAAGAAATTTGAAGCGACGGTTAAATGCTGTACGCAGAATGGGGTCAGAGGAGGATCGGCTACCGTTCACTTCCCTATTTGGCACAAAGAAATAGAAGACATCATAGTCTTAAAAAATAATAAAGGTACCGAAGATAATAGAGTTAGAAAATTAGATTACTCTATTCAGTTATCTAAATTATTTTATGAACGATTTATCAAAGACGAAGATATAACATTATTTTCACCACATGAAGTACCAGAGTTATATGAGGCTTGGGGTACTGATAAGTTTGATGACCTGTATGAAAAAGCAGAGAGAAAAACTAGTGTGTGGAAAACAAAAGTAGGTGCCCAGGAGTTATTCTTTGACATCTTAAAAGAAAGAGCAGAAACAGGTCGTATCTATATTATGAATATTGACCACTCAAACGACCACTCATCTTTCAAGGATAGAATATTAATGTCTAACCTTTGCCAAGAGATAACTCTACCTACTGATCCAATCCAACATATTGATGGCGAAGGTGAGATTGCGTTGTGCATTTTATCTGCTATCAATGTTGGTAAGATTGACAAGAGAGATGAATTAGAACCTCTTTGTGATCTTGCAGTAAGGGCACTAGATGAGATTATAGACCATCAGAAATATCCTATTGTGGCTGCAGAAATATCTACAAAGGCAAGAAGAAGTTTAGGTATTGGTTACATAGGCCTTGCTCATTACCTTGCAAAGAAAGGTTACAAATATAACCAGAAACTTGCATGGCGACAAGTAGATAAACTTACAGAGGCATTTCAATTTTATCTATTGAGTGCAAGTATGGAAGTTGCAAAAGAAAAAGGTAAGTGCGACTATTTTGATAGAACAAAATACTCTGATGGTATCTTACCTATTGATACATATAAGAAAGACGTTGACGAATTAGTTAAGAGAGAACTTACTTATGATTGGGAATGGTTGAGAAAAGAGATTAAGAAACATGGCTTAAGACATAGTACACTATCAGCACAAATGCCTAGTGAGTCTTCATCTATTGTTTCTAATGCTACTAACGGTATCGAACCACCTAGAGATTATTTAAGTATTAAGAAAAGTAAGAAAGGTCCTTTGAAACAGATAGTACCTGATTATCAAAGACTAAAAAATAACTACACACTACTATGGGATATGCCTAACAATGAAGGTTATATCAATGTAGTATCTGTTATGCAAAAGTATTTTGACCAGGCAATATCAGGTAATTGGTCTTACAATCCTGAACACTTTGAGAATGGTGAAGTACCTATATCAGTTATGGCTCAAGACCTTTTGAATACTTACAAGTATGGTTGGAAGACTTCATACTACCAGAACACATATGATAGTAAGAAGGACGAAGACGAACCATCTCATCCAGTAGGTTGGGTAGATGAAACAAAAGAAGATAAACCAAAAGAGGAGGACGAGAATTGTGACTCGTGTACAATCTAATGAACTTTGTAGCAAATATACCTTATTTAAAATGTTGGGTTAGAAAAGAGTATTTACATGATTTAGAAAGAGGTCATGGTGAATTTGTTGAATGTGTTTTACTTGCAGTTAAATCAATGCAAGGTAGAGCATTAATGTTTGAAGCATACATGCCAGATTACGGTGCTTGTTTTGACAAGTTTCCTTTATCTGCTTTCGTATGGAAGAAAGATATAAAAGAAGAGGAACAATTATCTCTAGGTGAAATATCTCTATGGGATGGTTTTTCTTATGATATACAAGTATGGGCAAAAAGATTATTAAAGAATTGTGATGTACAGATAATGTTAAAAGGTGGTAAGAGAATGGGTGGCGAATATTTGTTTACCATTGATAGCACCCATAGTGATCCTAATATTATAAATACATCTGTGTCGGAAGTACCTGCCGAACACAAACAACATAATTTTGGTAAACTTGACAATGGGCAATTCTTTGCTCAACCGAATAATAGAATGTTGTGGTTTGAACAATCATTAACGCCTAAAGATTTGAAGACACCTGACTTTCAAGTGTCAACAAGATACTTCTTTAGTGAACAGGAAGAGAAGTGGGCATTTGGTGATAGTAAAGATTATTTCTATAAAGAAAGCAAACGAGAAAACAACATAAGGAAAAAATGAAAACCGTATTTAACAAAGACAAGAACCAAGACGCAACAAAACAACCCATGTTCTTTGGTGATGATTTATCGGTACAAAGGTACGACACCTTTAAGTACCCTTTGTTTGACAAGTTAACACAACAGCAATTAGGTTATTTCTGGCGACCAGAAGAAGTATCTTTACAAAAAGATAGAAACGATTATAGTCAATTATCTGAAGGTCAAAAGTTTATCTTTACATCTAATCTAAAATATCAAACTATGTTAGATAGTGTACAAGGTAGAGGACCATGTCTTGCATTTTTACCTTTTGTATCCTTACCTGAATTAGAAGGTGCCATTGTTGCATGGGACTTTATGGAAACAATTCATAGTAGAAGTTATACTTACATAATAAAGAACTTATACTCTGACCCTAGTGATGTTTTCGATACGATAATAGAAGATCAAAAGATAGAAAAAAGATCCAAGTCTGTGACAGACCAATACGATCATCTAATACAATTAGGATACAAATACAAGATGGATCCTAAATCAGTTGACATGTACGAACTAAAGAAAGCATTATGGCTTGCTTTAGTGACAGTAAACATATTAGAAGGTTTAAGATTCTATGTATCATTTGCTTGTTCATTTGCATTTGGCGAACTTAAACTTATGGAAGGTAGTGCAAAGATATTATCTCTAATCGCTAGAGATGAGAGTCAGCACCTTGCAATGTCACAAAGAATTATAAACAATTATAGAAGTTTTGAAAAAGATAAGATTATGGACAAGGTAATAAAAGATACCGAAGAAGAAGTTTATAGATTATATGATGAGGCTGTACAAGAAGAAAAAAGATGGGCGACTTATCTATTTTCAAAAGGTAGTATGATAGGTCTATCAGAAAAATTATTACACCAATATGTAGAGTATATTGCTAATAGAAGAATGAGAGCAATAGGATTAGAACCTAAGTATGAACAATCAATTAATACAAATCCATTACCATGGACTGAACATTGGTTGAACAGCAGGTCATTACAAAACGCACCACAAGAAACAGAGATTGAATCTTATGTTATCGGTGGTGTAAAACAAGATGTAAAGAAAGATCAATTTAAAACTTTTAAACTATAATGGCAAATCAAACAAAACTTAAATGTCACCATTGTGACGCTGAGTATAACATAAAGTGGGAAGATGAGGATATAGAACCAACTACTTGTCCTTTCTGTGGAGCAGAGTCTTTGATAGAAGAAGAAGACGCTGTATTTGATAATGAACAAGAAGAAGACAATTGGAATTGATTATAGTTTAAGTAGTCCTGCTATATGTGTGTGCAAAGGACCATTTAAATTAAGTAATTGTAGAATATATTATTTAACAAATGTAAAAAAATATGAAGGTGATTTTTATAATGGTAAGATAAATGGCAGACTTCATTTACCCTATACCACCGAGACACAAAGACACGACCAGATTTCAGATTGGGCGATGTCTATTATTGATACTGCTATTGGTAATATTTTTGTAGAAGGGTATTCTTTCGGCAGTAAAGGTCTTGTTTTCAATCTAGCAGAAAACATGGGCACACTCAAACATAAACTATACAAACT